CTAACATGAAAAACCAAAAACCCACAAGCTGCACAAGTTGTCTTAGAGGTATTGTAGAAAACCTTAGAAATAAATTAAAGGAATATGAAACAGCTTGAAAAAATAACAAAAATTAGAGTTCATCCTGATAATCCAAGACTAATAAAAGATGTAAAGTTCAAAAAACTGGTGCAATCTATTAAAGATTTTCCTGATATGTTAGAGAAAAGACCGCTTGTAGTAAATAAAGACTTAATCTGTTTAGGGGGAAACATGAGATTAAAAGCAGCAAGAGAAGCAGGACTCAAAGAAATATGGATAGATGTAGCCGATTGGTCAGAGGAAAAACAAAAGGAGTTTATAATAAAAGATAATTCAGGATTCGGAGAGTGGGATTGGGATATACTTGCTAATGAATGGGATGTAGATAAATTAAACGACTGGGGATTAGACTTGCCCCCTATGTTTGATGAAAAATTAGAAGCTGAAGAAGATGATTATACTGAGCCTGATGATTTGCAAGTGGATGTCGTTTTAGGCGATTTAATAGAAATAGGAGAACATAGATTATTATGTGGAGATAGTACAGATGTAATACAGATTGAAAAATTAATGGATGGACAGGAAGTTGATTTTGTTTTTACTGATCCGCCTTATGGAATGAATGCAGTTTTAAAAAGTGGAGTATTGAGTAAAAATTACAATTCTGATATATTAGGAGATAACGACACAAGTGTAGCAAAAGATTCATTTAATTTAATTTATTCAATTTACCCAAATTCAATACATATTTGGTGGGGAGCTAATTATTACTCAAGTTGTTTGCCCGATTCTGAATGTTGGATTGTTTGGGATAAAAATAATGGTCAAAGTGATCAAACAGATTGTGAACTTGCTTGGTCAAATGCAAGAAGTGTTGTTAGAAAATTTACAAAAGCTTCTGAAAAAACAAATAGAGTTCATCCAACACAAAAACCAGTTGAATTGATAAATTGGTCAATAAAAAAATTTAAAAATAATTTTAAATTAGTAGCTGACTTTTTTTTAGGAAGTGGCTCAACAATGGTAGCAGCACATCAAATAAAACGTAAATGCTACGGAATGGAGCTTGATCCTAAATATTGTCAAGTAATAATAGATAGGATGCAAAAACTTGATCCTGATTTACAGATTAAAATTAATGGAAAATTATATGAAAAAACAGAATACGTTCTTTAAAAAAAGCTATTTAGTCAATAGCAAAACATTTGCAGTTTTATCTGTTTCTGCAAAAAATATTCTAAAAATACTATGAGAGATTGGGAAATAACAGCAAGTTTATATAAGGGGATTTTATTTGGATTCAGAATATACAAGTATAATGACTGTAAAGATTATGCTTTTTATTTTCCATTTATAAACATTGCTATAATAATATATAAGAAACAATGAAAATAATAGAACATATTACAGGAGCATGTGGTGAATATCATTTAAACATTTATAGTGTGTTTTTAATAACACTTTTACTGTATTTCACCGTAAAACAATTAATAAAAAATGCTAGGCAAAGAAAATGACATTATGTATTGGTTAAATATAGCTACATACATTTATAACAATGACAGAGATTTATTTTACAAGGCTAAAGAGTATGCAAATAATTCAGACAAAATAGATAATTCAAAAAAAGGTATTAAATAAATAATAAGAAAATAATGAGAAATAATGGCAAACAGAGAAGATAACTTAATTCCATTTAAAAAAGGTCATAACATGGGCAAAGGCAGACCAAAAGGTTCTTTAAACAGATCGACAATTGCAAAAAAATGGTTACAGACATCTAGTAAAATAATGAATCCAATAACAGGAGATGAAGAAACTTTAACACAAGAGGATATTGGAACTCTAGCTTTAATTAAAAAACTAAGGCAAGGAGATGTACAGGCCTATAAAGCATTATTTGATTCAGCATACGGACAACCTAAAGAAACTATTGATTTAAACCAAATAGCAGAACAACCTTTATTTAAAGATGTTTCAGAAAACGACAGCGATACAGAAGATACAGAAGCTAAAGAAAAGGAATAGAATTTGTCAAGGGGGTACAAGTGCTTCAAAGACATTTGGCATTCTTGCCTATCTGATAGACTATTTAGCTAAAAATGAAAAACTAGAATGTTCTATAGTTGCTCAAACATATCCACATTTAAAAAGAGGTGCATTAAGAGATTTTAAAAAAATAATGGAAATGACAGGCAGATGGTTTCCAAATAGATATAATAAATCATCTTCTACTTATCAATTTTTAAACGGATCAACAATAGAGTTTTTTTCAGCAGATCAGGAATCTAAATTAAGAGGTGCTAGAAGAAATATATTATTTATAAACGAAGCAAACACAATTCCTTATGATGCATTTATACAGTTAGCTGTAAGGACATCAGAATTTATATTTATAGACTTTAACCCTACACATGAATTTTGGGCTCATACAGAGCTTAAAAACGATCCTGATAGTGATTGGCTTATATTATCATACAAAGATAATGAAGCAGCTCCTAAGGCTGCTATAAATGAAATATTAAAGGCTAAAAAAAAAGCAGATAAAGGAAATGAGTTTTGGTCTAATTGGTATGATGTTTACGGATTAGGAAAATTAGGAAAGTTATCAGGGGCAGTATTTCAAAACTGGGAGATAGGAGAATTTAAAGAAATATCAAAAAGTATATATGGCCAAGATTATGGAATGAATGATCCAACAACTTTAATACAAACATCTATTGATAGAGATAAAAAAATAATCTATGCAAAAGAGTGTTTTTATAAATCAAATCTTGTAACATCAGAAATAGAAAAATTAAATCAAAGGTTTGCTAAAGACAGTTTAATTATTGCAGATAGTGCAGAGCCAAGATTAATATTAGAACTATCTAAAACATCAAATATAAAACCATCAATAAAAGGACAGGGATCAGTAAACTTTGGAATTAGCATGATGCAAGACTATCAAATTATAATTGATCCTGATAGTGCAAATTTAATTAATGAGTTAAAAAATTATGTATGGCTAGAGAAAAAAAGCCAAACCCCTATTGATGCTTTTAATCATTGCATTGATGCACTTAGATATTCTGTTTCATATCAATTAGCAAATCCCTATGCAGGACAATACCATATAATGTAAAATGAATAAAAAAACAATTCAACTTTTTCAAAGTAAAAAAACAGATGATTGGCAAACACCAAAAGAATTGTTTAATTTATTAAATAAAGAATTTAATTTTGATTTTGATCCATGTCCGTTTCAATCAACATTTGATGGATTAAAATGTAATTGGGGAAGAAGAAATTTTGTTAATCCCCCTTATTCCAAAGTCAAAGAGTTTTTACAAAAAGCAGATTTAGAATTAAAAAATGGCAACGCAGAATTGTGTGTTTTTTTAGTGTTTTCAAATACAGACACAAAATGGTTTCATGATTATTGTTATAATAAAGCAGAATTAAGATTTTTAAAAGGAAGATTAAAGTTTTTAAATTCAAAAGGCAACATTCAAAACAGAGCAATGCGACCAAGCATGCTTGTTATATTTCAAAAAACTTAGACCGAAAAATGATATTCAATTGTATATATAATATAGACATCTTATGATAAAGCAAAAAATTAATGTCCCAAACAAACTCGCAGAGATAACTTTAGGTCAATATCAAAAGTTTAGAAAAATATATACTAAAGATGTTGACCAAGACTTTCTTCAAAAAAAAATGGTAGAGATATTTTGTGGTATTCCTATTGCAGATGTAGATAAAATAAAATACAGTTCTATAAAAAAAGTAATAGAAGTAATTACAAATATGTTTAATGAAAAACCCAAGCTTCAAAAAATATTCAATTTAGGTGGTGTGGATTTTGGTTTTCATCCTCAATTATCAGAAATGACATTTGGGGAGTTTGTAGATGCTGATACTTTTTCAGGGGATTGGGAAACAATGGATAAGGCTATGAGTGTTTTATACAGGCCTGTAAAAGATACTTTTAATGATCGTTATTTAATTGAGGACTATAACGGAGAAACAAAAGAATTTATGAAGCAAATGCCCTTAGATGTGGCCTTTGGTGCAATTTTTTTTTTGTCGAATTTAAGAAAAGAACTCATGCAAATTATCCTCAACTTTTCAGCGAAAGAAATGAAGAAACTTACGCCACATCAGCTTCGAGCTTTGCAGCAAAGTGGGGTTGGTACAGCTCAATGTATTCACTCGCTAGAGAAGATGTCACAAGATTTGAACAAGTGGAAAAATTAGATATAAATACATGCTTAACATGGCTAGCATTTACTAAAGAAAAAAACGATTTAGAAAAACAACAGATAAAAAATGCAAGACAAAAATAATTTAGTGGATTCTCTTTACGAAAGAAAACTGTTAAATGATGATGAAGAAATTATCCTATCTGATGGTTTTGAAGAAGCTCTAATTGGTGTAAGTTCTAATGAACCTAAAGTTGCTATTTATGATTTTTGGAAAGCTCTTGACTGTATAATTAAAAAAAATCCACAATTAGAATTTAATGATGCTTTAGAATGGCTTGATGAGTTTACACAATTAAAAATTGAAAACAACGAAAATCTTACACCTGTTTTTGTAAAGACATTATGAACACATATTTTAAAGTTATAGATGATATTAAAACTGCATTAAGTGCAGAGCCATTTATTAATAAAGTGAGCCAAGGGGATATCTACGAAATAGACTTAAATAAAAAAACAATTTTCCCTTTAGCTCACATTATTATAGAAAGCATAGATATTCAAACAAATAGAATATCCTTATCAGTAAGTATTTTATTAATGGATATTGTAGATATATCTAAAGATTCTACAACAGATTTAATAAGAAAAAATAATAATGAATTAGATGCAATTAATAATATGTTAAATGTATCTGCTCGTTTACAAGCTCTCCTTGCAAGACACAATAATTATCATGCAGATTATGAATTAGATAGTTCATTTTCCTGCAGCCCATTTAAAGAAAGATTTGAAAATAACCTAGCAGGTATTACTGTAGATTTTACAATTAATATGGCTAATGATATGACTAAATGCTAAAAGAGATATTTAAAAATACAGAAGAAGCTATGATTAATTTTGGCAAGTATGTTGTTCAACAGTCAAGATCAAGATTATCTAAGTCAGGATCAAAAAAAGGAAAACTTTATAAGTCAATAGATTATGCTTTAGAAATAATGCCTAATAGTTTTTTACTAAGATTTCCATTTATGAAAGATATTGATTATGCAAAATTTATAGATCAGGGAGTTAAAGGAACAAAATCAAATTATTTACAAAATAGAAACACCCCTTTTAAATATAAAAACAAAATGCCCCCTGTAAAAGTATTTGATAAATGGAGTATAAAACAAGGTATTGCCCCAAGATCAAAACAGGGTAAATTTAAAAGCAGACAAAGTTTAAAATTTGCATTAGCAAAATCTATATATCAAAAAGGAATCCCTGCAAAGTTTTTTTTTACTAAGTCTTTTGATATGGGATATAAAAATTTACCTAATCAAGTAATAGAAGCTTTTGGATTAGATGTTAAAGAAAGATTTAAAGAATTTACAATAAAATGAGTACAAAGATTAATTCAAGATCACCCTATTTTTTAAGCTTTACAGAGCCAAGTCAAAGTTTAGGAACTTTTGCTTGTACAGGTAATAAATTTATGGCTAATCCTACAGGCTTTGAAGTAAATGCTTATGGAGTTATTAACGAGCCTGTACTACAAAATGGAACTATTGTCGGCAGCTCTGTAACAACATTTGCAGAAAACACAACATCCAGTACAATATCTAGAACAATAACATATACTATTGCAATTCCAAATGGATATGATAATTCAGGAACT